AGGTTCGGGATATGAGCCGTCAGAAGATTACGCCGGGGTATTCTGCACAGCCGGGCGGACATTCCTCCGGGCGCGCCGTCGAGGATATCGCTGTGCGCGTTTTATCTTCGCGGGAGTACGAGGACTATGCTGCTGTGCAAGCCGCGATCAATACCGCGCAGACATGGCGGGACGGAGCTGACGTGCTGGAGATCGTGCGCCTGCACGCATGGATCTGGCCGAGGGAAAGCCTGGAATCCGCCGCGCGCCGGGTGCATGTCAGCCAGTCAACAGCCAAGCGCATGTACAGCCGTTTTGTATACGAAGCGGCGTGGGAGCTTGGCTATCGCAAAAATTGAGCCAACAGAGCCAAAAAAATGTGCTACAGTGATAGCGTGAAGAATTGGAGGGAACAGGATGCAGCCATGGGCCGCGCGCTTTTACGCGTCCGGGCGCTGGAAGAAATGCCGCGCCGGGTATATCAAGTTTCGCCGGACCATCGATGGCGGGCTCTGCGAGGAGTGCCGGGACAAGCCGGGCTACATCGTCCATCACAAGCGGGCGCTCACGCCGGACAACATCACAGACCCGGACATCAGCCTGTCATACTCCAACCTCGAGTTCGTCTGCAAGGACTGCCACGATCAGTTTGACGGGCACGGCGTCGCAAAATCTCTGACGCAAAAAATTTTCTTTGACGCCGCCGGAGACCTGATCCCCCCCGTCGCGCGAGGCCGGGGCGCCGGCTGAATCACCGCACGCCCTACCTCGGAAGAATACGCAGGCCGTTCGCGAGGCCACCCTACAAAAGCGCGGCGATAGGTAATCTACGCGCACGCGCGGACAGACGGCAAAAATCACGCGAAAAGGAGGCGTTTTCTGTGGCGAATCAGCGTGAAAAAACCAAAGAACAGCGGATCCGCGCGGAGAAAGCGCGCCTGAAAAAGCTTTACCGGAATCTGCCGAAGGAAGCGGCCGGGACTGTCGCGGGCCTCATCGATCAGGCGGCCTTTATGCGCATCGAGTGCGAGGACATGGCGGACGACCTGCGGGAAAACGGCTGGACGGAGAAATTCCAGCAGTCGGAGCGGCTCGAGCCATATGACCGTGCCCGGCCCATCGGGCAGGCGTACAACTCCACAAACGCGAACTACCAGAAGATCATCAAGCAGCTCACGGCGCTCCTGCCGAAGCCGGACACCGCGCAGAAGCAGGAGGACGACGGCTTCGGAAGTTTCGTCCGGGAGCGTGACGAGGCATGAAGCTCACGCGCTACCCGGAGACCTACAACCCCATCCTCGAATACTGGCAGGCTATACAGGACAGCCGCGAAGTCGTCAGCCTCAAGGTGCAGAAGACTTACAGGCATGTGGTCGCGCAGCTTGAAAACGCGGATTCCGAGTTTTATTATTCCCCACGCCGGGCAAATCACGTCCTCGAATTTTTTGAAAACTACTGCCACCACTCCAAGGGCAAGGCGGGCGGCCAGCTCGTCCGGCTGGAGCTATGGGAAAAAGCGCTGCTGGCGACTGTCTTCGGATTTATCGACATTGAAGGAAACCGGCAGTACCGCGAAGCGATCCTCATTGTCGGAAAGAAAAACGGCAAGTCGCTGCTGGCCTCAGGCGTCGGCCTGTATTTACAGCTGGCGGACGGCGAGGCTGGCCCAGAGGTCTACGCCGTCGCGACCAAGCGCGACCAGGCGAAGATCATCTGGCAGGAAGCAAAGCGCATGGTGCAGAAATCACCGGCGCTGCGCAAACGGACGCGCTGTCTGGTCGGCGAGGTGGACAGCGATTATAACGACGGCGTATTCAAGCCGCTGTCCTCAGACAGCGACACGCTCGACGGCCTCAACATCCACGGGGCCCTGATGGACGAGATCCATCAGTGGAAAAACGGCAGACCGCTGTACGACATCATTGCCGACGGCGATCAGGCCCGCGCGCAGCCGCTGCGATTTATCACCTCCACCGCCGGCACCATTCGAGAAGACATCTACGACGAGAAATACGAAGAAGCCGAGCGCATCATAAACGGCTATGAGGATCCGGACGGGTACCACGACCCGCGCCGGATCGCGTTTATTTACGAGCTCGACAAGCGCAGCGAATGGACCGACCCGGACTGCTGGAAAAAGGCAAATCCGGGCCTCGGGACAATCAAGAGCTACACGGCGCTGAAAGAGCGGGTCGAGCGGGCGGAGAAAAACCCGGCCCTCGTCCGAAACCTCGTCTGCAAGGATTTCAACATCCGCGAAACGTCCTCCGAAGCCTGGCTCAACTTCGAGCAGCTGGACAACCGCGACACCTTCCAGCTCGACAAGGAAAACCGCCGACTGATCTGGCAGCACCACATGGCGGACGGCAAGACGCAGGAGCGCGTGCTTTCCTACCCGCGATACGGAATCGGCGGCGCGGATCTGTCCAAGACCACCGACCTGACGGCGGCGAAGGTGCTGTTTCAGGTGCCGGAGCTGCCAGAGATCCTGTTTGTGCTGCAGATGTACTGGCTACCGCAGGAGCTTTTGGAAAAGCGCGTGACCGAGGACAAAATACCATACGACAAGTGGCACGAGCGCGGGCTGCTCAGATTGTCAGAGGGAAACAAGATCCGCTATGAGGACGTCAAAGCATGGTTTGTCGAGGTGCAGGAAGACCTCGATATTTTTATCCCCTTTATCGGCTATGATGCGTGGTCGGCGGCTTACTGGACGGACAGCATGGCGGACTACTTTGGAGCAGAGGCCATGATCCCCGTGCATCAGGGCGTTAAAACATTGTCCGAGCCGATGAAGCGCTGCGGGAACGATCTGGAGTCCAAGCGGATCGTCTACAACAACAACCCGATTGACAAGTGGTGCATGGCAAACACCGCCTACGACGAGGACAAAAACGGCAATATCCAGCCGCACAAAACGAGCAAGTCCACGCGCCGCATTGACGGAACGGCGGCCCTGCTCGATGCCTACACGATCTACGATCAGAAGCAGGCAGAATACACAAGTATGCTCTAGGAGTGAGACAATGGGATTTTTTAAAAACCTCCTGACGAATATCACGACCACCAAACGCGTCTCGACCGTCCAGATGGTGCAGGAGCGCGGGAATGGCTTTTACAGCTACAACGGCAAAATGTATCAGTCCGATATCGTCCGCGCCTGCATCCGGCCCAAGATCAAGGCCATCGGCAAGCTGACGGCAAAGCACATCCGGGAAACGGTCACGGCCTCGGCGCGGAAGCTCGCCGTCAATCCGGAGCCGTATATCCGGTTCCTGCTCGAGGAACCGAACCAGTATATGACGGGCCAGCTGCTGCAGGAGAAGCTGGCCGCGCAGCTGGTCCTCAACAACAACGCGTTTGCCGTGATCCTCCGGGATGAAAACGGTCTGCCAAACGCCATTTTCCCGGTCGCAGCCATGCAGGCAGACGCTGTCTATGACGCGGGCGGAAATTTGTATCTGAAATTTTACATGCAGAACGGCAGCGTCCTGACGTTTGCCTATGACGATATCATCCACCTGCGCGGGGATTTCTACGAGAACGACATCTTCGGCGACCCCATTGCTCCGGCCATTGTGCCGCTGATGGAGATCGTCACCACGACGGATCAGGGCATTGTAAAGGCCATCCGGAATAGCGCCGTGATTCGCTGGTTGCTGATGTTCGCCGCATCTATGCGGACGGAGGATATTAAGAAGCGCGCGCAGGACTTCGCGGACAGTTTTCTGAACGTGACTAACGGCACGGGCGTTGCAGCAGTAGACGCAAAGGCAGAGGCAAAGCAGATTGACCCCAAGGATTACGTCCCGAACGCCGCCCAGATGGACAAAACCACGCAGCGCATCTACGCCCTGTTTAACACCAACCCGCATATCGTCACGTCCATCGCGACGGAGGACGAACAGAGCGCGTATTTTGACGCCGAGATCGAGCCGGTGCTGAAGCAGCTCAGCGGCGAGTACACCCGCAAACTATTCTCCCGGCGCGAGCGCGGCTGCGGGAACCGCATCGTCTTCGAAGCCTCCGCGTGGGATTTCGCGTCGACATCGACAAAGCTCAATCTCTTGCAGCTGGTCGATCGCGGCGCGCTGACGCCGAATGAATGGCGGCGCGCGTTTAATCTTGCACCGGTAGACGGCGGGGACAAGCCAATCCGCAGGCTGGACACGCAGCCGGTCGACCGGAACACCACGCAGAAAGGAGATGAAACCACATGAAGATCAGCATTCGCGGGCCGATCGTATCCAGCAACCAGCACCGCTTTTACCAGTGGTACGGCATGGAGGCGACGAGCCCAAAATCCGTAGCCGACGCACTTGCCAAGGGAAACGGCGAGCGGGCAGAAGTTGAGATCAATTCCGGCGGCGGCGAGATCTTCGCCGCAAGCGAGATCTATACCGCCCTGCGCAACTACGCAGGCGGCGTGATCGTCCGCATCGTCGGCCTCGCAGCCTCGGCCGCGTCCATCATCGCCATGGCGGGCGAGTCGGAAATGACGGCGACCGGCATGATGATGATCCACAACGTCCAGTCCAGCGCCGACGGCGACTACCGCCAGATGGAGCACACCGCCGGTGTCCTGCGCGACGCCAACCACGCCATTATCTCGGCCTACGTCGCCAAGACCGGCAGGCAGGAAGCGGAGATCGCCGCCATGATGGACGCAGAAACATGGATCACAGCGGAGCGGGCCGTAGAGCTCGGCCTCGTCGACCGCGTGATGCAGCCGGATACCGGCCAGAAACCGCTGGCAGCGGATTTTTATTCCGGCATGCTCAGCGAAGACGCGCTCCGGCGCGCGGAAAACTTTTTAAAAGGTCAGGCCGCAGAGCCTGATTTTTTTATGCCCGAACGGGCGCAGGCAAAAGCAAAACTGAAATTTTTAAAACTCAAAGGAGAATTGAAATGACGAAGGAAATTTACAACATCCAGCGCCAGAAGCTCATGGACGACGCCCAGAAGCTGCTGGACGAAAGCAAGACCGCAGAGGCGCAGGCCAAGATGAAGGAAGTCGAGGCCCTCGACGCCAAGTTTGAGGAGGAAGCCAAGATCCAGGCGAACCTCAACGCACTTGCGGGTCAGAAAGTCGCGGCCCCGGCTGCGGCGGCACAGTCCGTCGACCTGTCCGGCACGGCAAAGACTCCGGACGTGCTCGACCGGTACGACACCAACGAGTACAAGAAAGCCTTTATGAACTACGTCCTGACCGGCAAGAAGATCCCGGCGGAGCTGACCAATGTGGACGCAAACACCAAGACCTCCGACGTCGGCAGCGTCATCCCGACCACGACCATCCAGAAGATCTACGAGAAGATGGAAGCCATCGGCATGATCCTGCCGCGCGTGACGCACACGTCCTACGCGGGCGGCGTCCAGGTCCCGACCAGCTCGGCCAAGCCGACGGCCTCCTGGGTCGCCGAGGGCGAGGGCTCTGACAAGCAGAAGACTTCGACCGGCAAGATCGTCTTTGCGTACCACAAGCTGCGCTGCGCGATCTCCATGTCGCTGGAAGTTTCCATCATGGCATACCCGATGTTCGAGGCACAGTTTGTTCGGAACGTCGCAAATGCGATGGTAAAGGCGAAGGAACAGGCCATCATCAACGGTAGCGGTTCCGGCCAGCCGAAGGGCATTCTCGCGGAGACCGCACCGACTGGCCAGAACATCGACATCGCCGCCGCGACGACCGCCCTGACCTACAAGGATCTGTGCAAGGCCGAAGCTGCACTGCCGCAGGCGTATGACGGCGCGGTCTGGTTCATGTCCAAGAAGACATTTGAGACGCAGATCGTAGGCATGGTCGACAGCAACGGCCAGCCCGTCGCGCGCGTCAACTACGGCATCAACGGCAAGCCCGTAAACTACATCCTTGGCCGCGAGGTCATTCTGACCGGCGACTACCTGCCGGCATTTGCGGCGTCGGTCACGGCCGACACCGTCTTCGCCTTTATGTTCGATCCGGCGTACTACCTATGGAACGAGAACATGGGCATGACGGTAAAGCGCTACACCGACGAGGACACCGACGACGAGGTCACAAAGGCCATCGAGATCGCCGACGGCGCGTGCGCCGACGTCAACAGCCTCGTCACGCTGACCAAGAAGAAGGCCTGACGGCGCGCGGCCAACAGGGAGGGATAACCAATGGCTTTGATCAACGTTGCAAAAACCGCCCTGCGGCTGACCACAACCGCCCTTGACGACGAGCTCAAAGACGAGATCGACGCCTGCCTCATGCGCCTGCACCTTGCGGGCGCAGAGGGAGCGGACGAAGATCCGCTGGTAAAGGACGCCGTCCGCGCATACGTCCGCTGGCAGCATGATTTCTGCGGCCGGGGCGAGGAATGGAAGACCTGCTTTGCAGATATCCGCGACGCCATGGGACTCTCGGACGATTACCGGGCAGTCCCGGCCAGCGGCGGAACAGGAGGCGCGTGCTGTGATCTTTGATACGCAAATCACGCTGCGCCTGTTCTCCTACCCCATCGTAAACGGCCAGACGACGGAAAAACTCGAGCGGGAGACCACCGTCTGGGCTGCCCGCAAGTCCGTAAACCGCGCCGAGTATTATCAGGCCGCGCAAGCCGGCAAGCGCACGGACGCAATTTTCCGGATGCACAGCAAGGAATACGGAGGCGAGCAGCAGCTTGTCTGCGGCTCCGACGTCTTTGACGTCGTTCGCAGCTACGGGCAGGAAACAGAGGAAACCGAGCTGACCTGCAAACGGAGGGACGGCGCATGATGATCTATGAGGCGCTATCAAGCCTGGGCGTTCCGGTCTGCCATCCGCCATACAAGGGCGCGAAGGAAACCTACATCACATATCAGCTGCTCGGCCAGTCCGGCCAGATCTACGCCGAGGGCGGAGAGGCCGAGACCGGCGTGCAGTACGCCGTTTCCATCTTTGCCGAGGGCTTTGCCGCCGGGCTTTTAAAGCGCGTAAAAGCCGCGCTGGAGGAAGCGGGCTACATCGCGACCGTCGACATGGAAACATACGACAAGGAAACAGGCCGCACGCAGATCGCGCTCATCGCCGAAACGGAGGGCGCGGAGTATGGCTAACATCTCTATCACCGGCGCAGACGAACTCATGGCCACGCTCCAAAAAGCGAATGTCTTTGATGAGGACATGCAGAAGGAGCTCCTGTACGCCGCCGGGGATATCATCGTCGAGGAGCTGCAAAATGCCGTCCGGGCGAGCGGGTTCCGAACGGAAGCCTACGCCTCCAGCGTGAAATACCGCAAAATCATCAAGCAGGACAAAAACGGAGATCCGTATATCACCATCACGGCAGTCGGCAAAAACGAGCACGGAACGCGCAGAGCGACCGTGCTTTTTGTTTTGAATTACGGCCGCAGTGCGGAATACGGGAAAATTGACGGGACTTATTTCTGGACAAAGGGTGTCCGCAGCGCGCAGAAGCGCGTGAATGCGGAACTCGAAAAAATCCTCACACAAAAGCTGAAAGAAAGGGGCTTACTGTAATGCCTAGTTTTGACTTACGCGGCATCCGGGCGGGAAAGTATAAAAACACGTCCGGCACCGTGACCTACACAGAGCCGACAGACGTCGGCGACGCCATGAGCGCGCAGCTGGAACTCAAGTTCGCCGAGGGCCGCCTGTACGCAGAATCCAAGCTTGCCGAATATATCAAACTTGCCACCGGCGGCACGATCTCGCTGGCTGTCAAGTACATCAAAAGGGCCGCACAGGCCATGCTCTACGGCTGCACATCCGATACGAGCAAGGAAAATCTGAAATTCTCGGCCAAGGACATCGCAAACTATGTCGGCGTTGGCTTTTACGCGCCGGATAAGATCGACGGCGTGACCAAGTACACCTGCGTGTGGGTGCCGAAAGTGCTGTTCGGCCCGCCCTCGCTGAGCTACCAGACCAAGGGCGAGAACATCCAGTTCAACACGCCGACCACGACCGGCGAATTCCTCGCAGACGACTCCGCCGACGAGCTGCTGCTCGAAACTGAAACCGTCGACACCGCAGAGGCCGCCGTCGCATGGATCAAGGGAAAGCTGGGTGAAACTTGATGGAAACGACCAAGTTTGACTTTGTAGACTACGAATTCGAGGGCAGTACCTACCGGCTCGTCTGCAACATGAATGTCGCAGCGTATGTGCAGGATGAATACGACGGCAATCTTCTGCAGGCGCTTGACCGGATCCATGGAATAAAAAGCACGCTGGCCTTTCTGGCCGGCATGCTGACCGACGCCGCCGACACGCAGGGGATCAAGGACGAAAACGGGCTGCCGCTGGTATTCACCAGGAAGCAGCTGGGCCGGAAGCTCACGCTTTCGCAGACGATCGAAGCCGGAAAACTGATCTATCCGCTGGTCTGGGCGGAGGTAGTCGAGAAAAATCAGGCCGGAAAAGAGCAGAAGGAAGACGAAAAAAACTGACACCGCCGGGGAAACCGAAGCAGCTGGGCTTTGATTTCCCCGGCTTTCTCGCAATCTGGCTCTTCCGGCTGCATCTGCCGGAGCGGGATTTCTGGAAAACCATGTCCCCGCGCCGCATAACGCTCCTGCTGGACGCGCTCGAACCGCCGAAAAAGCCGGAGCCGCCGCAGGAGCCGCAAAGCCTGTCGGCCTATCTGAACGGAGGCACCTAACATGCCGAACATCAATACAAAATTTACGCTTTCGGGCGAAAAAGAATACAAGCAGGCCATTTCCGAGATCGGCAGCGGCATGAAGGTGCTGGACTCGGAAATGCGCAAAGTATCCTCTGCCTACGCGCAGAACGCGGACAGCGTAGAGGCCCTAAACGCCAAGAATGACGTCTTAGAGCGCAAGATTTCCACGCAGGCGGAGAAAATCGAGTATCTCAAGGCTGCGCTCCAGCAGTCGGCCGAGAAATATGGAGAGGCAGACAAGCGCACCATGCAGTGGCAGACCAGCCTCAACAACGCCGAGGCTGAGCTAAACAATCTCAACAACCAGTTTGACGAGAACAAGCAGAAGATCGCCGACTCCGGCAAGGAGATGGGCAACCTCGGCGACGTGGTGAATAGCCTGACCTCCAAGCTCGGCATTCAGCTGCCGGACGGCATGAAGTCCTCCATGAACGCCATGGGGAGCCTCGATACACAGTCGCTGGCGCTGGCGGGCGGCTTCGCTGCCGTCGCAGCGGCGATCATCAAGGCAGAAAAAGCCATGATCTCCATGACGAAGGAGTCCGCCGCCTTTGCCGACAACATCATCACGCTTTCCATGCAGACCGGGCAATCAACACAGCAGCTGCAAGAGTTTGCCTATGCGTCCGAGCTGATCGACGTATCCGTAGACACCCTGCAGGGAAGCCTGACAAAGCTGACCAACAACATGCAGGACGCGATGAACGGCACGGGCAATGCGAAGGCATCCTTTGATAAGTTGGGCGTTTCCGTCATCAATGCCGTTGACGGAAGCATGCGCAGCGCGAACGACGTTTTCTACGAAACGATTGATGCGCTCGGGCAGGTAAAAAACGAAACCGAGCGGGATGCAATGTCCATGGACATTTTTGGCCGCTCGGCGCAGGATTTAAATCCTCTGATTATTCAGGGCTCGAAAACTCTAAAGGAATACGCAGACGAGGCGCACAACGTCGGGTATGTGCTCGACGACGAGGCGCTTTCTGCCCTCGGCGCGGTAGACGACGCATACCAGCGCCTGCAAAAGACGCAGGAGGGCGTCAAAAACCAGCTGTCCGCCGAATTCGCCCCGTATCTCGAAGAATTCTACGGCGACGTGACAACCATGGTCAAGGACGGCGGCAAGGCACTCAAGGACTCCGGCCTTGTCGACGCGTTTGGTATGCTGCTGGAGACCGTCGGAGATATCCTGAACCCCATGTCAGACTTATCCAACAACCGCGTCCCGGCGCTCACGAAAGCGCTTCAGCCGCTTGCAAAGGTCATGGCGCTCATGGCCGACGCGGCGGAGCTTTTAAAAGGCGTTATCAACTTCAGCACCGGCCACATCAGCGAGGGCTGGGGACAGATGACGCACGCGCTCGGTTTCGGCTACTCCAGCGGCAACGGCAACAACTACCAAAATCTGCTTGATAGCTACACAGAGCAGCAGTGGGGGCAGAGCGCGGCAGATCTCGCCAAAGCCTACGAGGACGCAGTTGCCCGCGGCGACCCGTCCACCATCGGCATCACAGAGGACGAATGGGTTCGCCGCTATCTGGGCGGCAACGCCTCCGGCACGGACAACTGGCGAGGCGGCTGGACGCGGGTGAACGAAAACGGCCTCGAGCGGATCTTCCTGCCGTCCGGATCGCGCATCCAGACAGCCAGCGAAACGCGCTACACCTCCGGCGATACCTACAACACCACCGTCTACGTCGACCACGTCGACGACCTCGACACCATCCTCCGCATCGCCAAAAACGCACGCATCACAGCCAGAATGGGGGCGAAGTAAATGGCAACCTTTACAGTACCGGCGAGTGGATCAACAGCAGTCGCGAAGAACTATCCGAACACGAACTTCTCAAATCTTACGCAATACAAGTTGTTTGTGGAGCCGTTTACAAACCATTCCGGAACGTTCGGAGGGTGGGACAACATACTACTGAAATTCGGAGAACCGGCAGCAGCGTACAAGTACAAACGCATTACAAAGGTTAAGCTTGTACTATATGCAATGCCAACGAAAGGCATCTTGGGGAGCTGGGGGGCAGCGTATATATCAGCCTATGCGCTCGGGCTGAAAGAACCGCTTGATGTAAGTACGGCGACATATGCGACGCAGCCGCAGCAGTTGAAAGATGGATCAACAAGCGGGTCGGCAAGTTGGAACGAACTCAATAAAGTTGTACAGGCGCAGGTGACATTCACAATGTCACAATACAATGCAGCGGAGAAAAATGGACTTGAGCACGGTCTGCGCAACGGCTTTTTGTTTGCATTTATAACGGGCGGAGAAGGACACGCATCAGAGGCGATTTTTTATGGTGCAAAGTCATCATACAAACCATTCCTTGAGTGCGAATACTCTAATGATAATGTAGGAATAAAGGCGGAGAATTTCGCACCGTCGTCAGGGGCTTTTGTAAACAGAACGCAAAAAAATACATTTACATGGGATACCACTGACGACACAGATCTCACACAGACGTGCTTTGCGGAGATAAAACAAACCTCCGCTGTTTTTGAGTGGCGCGTAAAAAACGCAAGCACATCAAAAACGATAAGCGTGTCTGGCGCGACGACCGCTTGCACGGTCCCGGCAAACACATTCCCGTCCGGGACGCTCGAATGGCGCGTAAAGGTGACGGCAAACAGCGGCACGACAACAACGTCCGCATGGCAGGAGATCACGACAACAGACGTTACCCCGACGGCCAAGCCTGTCTCCCCTTCCGGCATCGTCATTGACGCGACAATCGTCAACCGCTTTTCCTGGCAGCACATCATTTCCACCGGCACGCCGCAGAGCAAGGCCGATCTGCAATGGTCCGCCGACGGCACGACCTGGAACACGCTTGCGACAGTCACGGGAGCAAACCAGTATTACGACGTTCCGGCGAACAAATTCACAAGCGGAACAAAATACTGGCGCGTGCGCACCTACAACACCGACAACACGGCGTCCGAATGGAGCGACAAGGCAGAGTTTATCGCCATCAACGCCCCGTCCGCACCGTCCATCGTGATCCAGTCCACCGGCCCGCGCCCGCGCATCACCTGGCAGACCACCGAGCAGGAAGCCTATCAGCTGATGCTCTCGAGCGGCTACGCCTCCGGCACGGTCTACGGCACAGAAAAGGCATGGCGCTCCCCTGTTTACCTCGCAGACGGCAACTATACCGTTCGCGTGCGCGTGCAGAACAAGTACGGAATGTGGTCCGAATGGAGCGCAGCCGCGCTCCCCGTTTCGCACACCGAGGGCGAAGCGATCACGTTGTCGGTCGGCGCAAGCCATGAGGCCGCGCTGACCTGGCAGACCGCAGGCAGCTATGATTTTTATCTGATCGAGCGGGACGGCGTCGCCATTGGCCGCACCGTCCAAAAGCAGTACGTCGACCACACCAGCATCGGCAGCGTCACCTACCGCGTCCGCGGCTGCTATGCAGACAGCGACAATTACGGTCTGTCCAATGCCGTGCCCGCAGAGATCCTGCCGGATACCGCCATGATCTGCGATCTGGAGTCCGGAACCTGGCAGCGCCTGCCTCTATCAGAAACGATCCTTCGCACCAACCGCATCAGCCGCGCCGCCACGATCTCGACAGTACACCTGTCCGGCCTCGCCTACCCCGTCGCGGAGCGCACAGAATTCCGCGACATGGCCGTGCAGATCACCTGCGCGTTTACGGCCAAAAACCGCGCCGCCGCGCTGGCGCTGGAAGCCCTCGTCGGGCGGCTCGTCTGCGCGAAGACCACGCAGGGCGATATGGTCACGGGCTATCTGACCGCGCTGGAGAAAAACGCCGACGCGATCATGAGCCGGTACTCGTTTGAGATCCAGAACATCCACCGCGAGGAGGCGATCACCCTTGACCCGTGACGTAAGCTACCGCATCGACGTACTCCGGAACGGCGCGCCCATCACGCAGCTGCAATGGGACACAGGCAGCCCACCGCAGATCATGAGCGACCGCGCCGCGAACATCCACGGCACGCTCAAGGGCAGCTTTCTTCCCAATGCCGTAGCGGCGTGGGAATCGGACGAGCTGCGGCCATGGATCATCGTAAACGGGACGGAGCACTCTCTTGGCATCTATCAGTCCGCGACCGTCAGCAAAAAAGGCAGCGCGGGCAGCACGCGCGTAGAGATCGAAGCATACGACCGCTGCTGGCGCGTGTATACGCAAAAAACCGAGACGATCCTGCATCTTGCCGCTGGCTCGTCGTACATCACCGAGATCCGCAAGCTGCTGACAGCCTGCGGCATCTCGCTCGTGATCGCAACGCCGAACGCCGCTGTGCTGGCGACAGACCGCGAAGACTGGCAAATCGGAACAAGCTACCTGACGATCATCAACACGCTGCTCTCGGAGATCAACTATGAAAGCCTCTGGTTTGACGCGGACGGCGTGTGCAGGCTCGAACCGTATCAGGAGCCGTCTGCCGCCATCATCGACTGGCGCTACGGCGTGACGGACCTGTTTCTCCCGGAGAAACATCCGGGGCCGGACTGGTCGGACGAAACGGATATCTTTGACGCGCCGAACGTCTTCATCGTGACCTGCAACAACCCGGACATGGACGCGGCCATGGTGGCGACGGCCGTCAACGACAATCCGGCCTCCAAGAAATCCACCTTCAAGCGCGGCATGCGCATAACCTCCGTCGAGCGGGTAGACAATATCGCCTCGCAGGACGAATTACAGGCCTACGCCGACAAGCGCCGCAACGAGTCGCTGCTTGCTACGCGCGCCATTACATTTTACACGCTCAATGAGCCGGGGCACGGCGTCGGCGATATCCTCGCCCTGACGCACGACGAAATCGGCGGAATTTACCTCGAAACCGGCTGGTCGGTCACGATGCAGGCCGGAAGCCTTATGACACATTCTGCAAAAAGGACGGTGATCGCATAATGGAGGGCATCAACAGCCTGTTTGTGACGAATATCGAGATACCGGACGAAAACCTGCCGGAAAACTTTCTGGCGACCGTCGGCGCGGTCTATGACGATGGCCTTTCCCTCATCCTAGAGGGGCAGACTGAAGCCACAACAAAGCACTATAAATGCAACACGTCCGCCACCTTTGCCGCGGGAGACCGCGTCAAGGTCGCGCGGATCTCCGGCAGCTATATCGTCGAGTACGTTGTCGGGCCGCCGGGAAGCGGCGGGAGCGGAGGAGAGAGCGCTCCGCCAGACAGAATCAAAAAAGATAGTTACGGCATGTACGTCAAAAGCAATTTCTTGCTGCCACTTTACGGGAATGAAAGCATCGGCGCGACAAATGTGCCGTTTTACGGGGTGGCTGCAAATAGGGTTTGGCTGTGCTATAACGCAAGCAAATACGCAGCATTAAGGTGCAACAGCGACGGGAAACTGCTTGTGAACGGCACTGTGATTGCATAGGAGGCGAAATAACATGATCCAGATCCACATCACAAAAGCCTGCGCGCATCTGTGCTCGCCGCCGGAGCTTCTGACGGCGGGCATGGCGAAGGCCGTCAGCGTCGAATTCGCGTTCTCCGAGGACTGGGACGGCCTGACGAAGACGGCAGTATTTACAAACAGGAAGAAAACTGTAGACGTGCTGGAATCCGAGTGGGACGGGAACCGTCTGATCGTACCGTATGAGATCCTTGCTGACGCCGGGCTGATCGCCCGCGTCGGTGTGTACGGGTCCAACGCCTCCGGCGTCGTCCTCCCGACGGTATGGGTGACGCTCGGCAAAGTCATGCCCGCGGCAGAGCCGTCCGGCGACCCGGCGGCGGAGCCGACGCTGCCGATCTGGGCGCAGCTGCAAGCGCAGATCGGTGATCTGAACGATCTCAAGACCTACAACAAGGACAACCTCGTTGCCGCCATCAACGAAGCCCGCAATTCCGGCGGCGGAGGCGGCGGGGGGATATCATCCGCGCAGATCGACGAGATCCGCGTGCTGACAAAATCGGACTATGACGCGCTGGACGAAAAGGACGCGCGGACGCTGTATCTGGTGGAGGGCTGACATGCTGGCACTTGGAATCAAACGCATTCTGGCGCTGTTCATCGGCTCCATGGGCATTAAGTCCGCCCATCTGGGCGAGAAAAACATTTATGAAAGGCCGGGCGGCTTTTTGTACATTGAACTCAAAAGTGAAGAAAGGGGTTAAATCCGAATGGCAAGCTTTTTTAATTTAACACTCGATACGCTGGCACCTGCCGGTCTATCGATCATCCTGAATGACGGCGCACAGTACGCGACCAGCGCCAACGTCACCGCGAAGATCTCCGTCTCCGATGAAGTAACGACGGGCTATCAGATGAAGATCTGGGGCACGAAGACGGCGGAGACGGAAGAGGCTGCGTCGTGGGAGACGTTCGCGGCAGAAAAGGCCATTACGCTTCCCGACGGCGACGGCCTCAAGACGATCTATTGCAAGGTCCGCGACGACGTAGGCAATGAATCTGCGGCGGTCAGCGACACCATCACGCTCAATTCCACGATTCCCGCCGTGACCATCACCGGCCCCGACAAGAGCCGCATTTCCAAGGTCACGGGCTACGACGCAGCGGCGTTCTCCTTCGTCTGCGATGTGGACTTTGAGGAATACACCGTCCGCGTCGTCCCGGCGACGAGCAGCCTGCACACGGCGGGCACGCAGATCCCGGCGACGGGCGGCTCCACCAACGTCAGCGGCACAGAGGGCGGCTACAAGAAGAACACCGCCATCAACGTCACCGTCAAGGGCGCAGACCTCGAATCGGCGTCTTCCGGCGACGGCGTGAAGATCGTGAAGGTCTTCGTCAAGAACGCCGCCGGGACGTGGAGCGCAGCCTAATGGCCGCGCCGGAGTTGACCTTCTCCATCACCGGAAACAAGATATCGGCAGTCTCGGGATTCGACTCGATCACCGTCACATTCTCATCGGACATCGCCTATACAGCTTTTGAGTGCCGCGCGACGAAGTCCGGCGAGGATTGGGGCCGCGGGAAGGGCGCTTTGATCGCGTCCTTCTCCCAGACCCCCGCGGGGACGCAGCGCACCTTTGAGGTATACGACGATTTCCTGCTTTCCGGAGACGGAGAATACAGAATTTCGCTGTTCGCGCAGGGCGCGGACGGCAGCTGGAATGACAATTATGGATTTATCCCGTCCGGACAGTCGCAGACCATGAAAACGGCTGACGGAGAGGATTTCCTGTGCATGAAGGAGTGATCGCATGGCGTACAACAGCCAGTATACCGGCGCGCAGATCGACGAGGCCATCGGCGACGTGCGCGGAAACAAAGCCGCATGGAGCGGCAAGCAGGACGTGCTTTTGGACTCCGGGGCGAAGGTCGGCGACCTTATCAAGGTCAAGGCGGTCGACGCAAGCGGCAAGCCGACGGCGTGGGTGGTGGCCGTGGCGGGCAAGGACTACCTCAAAACCGCCCCTGTCACCTCCGTCAACGGCAAGACCGGCGCGGTCACGCTCGGAAAATCCGACGTCGGGCTTGGGAGCGTAGACAATGTATCCGTCAACGCCCGGATGAACCGTACGACGAACGTCAACGCTGCCGACGCAAACTACACGTCCTACATGGCACGCGGCGAAGCGCTGTTTGCGGCAGAAACCACGCCGATTGCCAACGGCCAAATCGCGTGGCAGTATGAATGAGGCTTGCGAGTATGGGGCATAGAACACTGATTAACGGCACGGCCTACACGGTTAAAAGCGGCACCACAAAGATTGATGGAACTGGTTACAGGCTTTACGGTGGAAGAACGATGGTTGGCGGAACGTCGTACAATATCAAATTAAGCTACCCAGTGCAAGTTACCGTGACGACAAAAAATGCGAGTGCAAATAACTGGGGCTATGTACTTATAAAAGGGGAAAAAAGAACCGAAGGGACGTTTGAACTGGAGAGGGGAACGTCCATTACGCTAGTGGCGGGAGGGGCTTCCAATTCTGTTGCAAAAATATTCATAGACGGCCTCACTGTGGCTGAAAAGAAGTACGGCACGCAGGGCATGGTTAACTACGAGTATCTGCTGATGGGAAACTGCAATATTGTTATAAACAGATCCAGCGGATCAGAATATGGGAGCAAGGCGGATGTAACCCTCAAAACATTATGACGGAGGTATATATGATCTATTTTAAGGCAAATGGCACAGAACACCCGGCAAGTATCGACGGAAAGCTTGTTGATCGGGACTGGAACGGGCGTGAAAGCAAGGCCGTCACGCTAGAAACGACGTATGCAGCTGCCGTGCAGCTGTTTGTGAACGGACTGCATTGGTATATCGTCGAACGCGACACCATCCCGGTATACGATGAAAGCGGCAAGCCGACGGGAGAAACACAGGAATCTGTGCAGGAGTGGGACAACTCCGATTACTGCGTCGAAGGCCCGATCACGGATAACCGCGACGGCACGTGCACCTGCAAGATGGGCAAAAAAACAGCCAGCGACGTGCTGGCGGAACTGGAGGCAGCATATGACGGAAACTAAGCTTACGCAGATCAAAACCGCCATCAAGGACGGCAAGCTGGTGCAGGCCGCAGGCGGCATCACGGAGGACGTGACGCAGTCGGACAAGCTGGGCTACGACTGGCGGAATATCTACGTCAACAAGATCTTGGTGCGGCAGGAGTACGTCGAGCAGGCCGTGAAAGCAGGCACGGCGGACAATCCAATCGTGTGGGCCTCCGACATGGCGCTCATCCAGAACGCCTACTACACGCACAACGGCGTGATCAAGGTCTGGATGGGCGAAGCAGGCGCGACGGCAAAGTGGACGGATGCGGCCTTCGTGCCGATCTGATAACGCAGAAGGGAGAAACCATGGACACCAAAACCATCATCGTCACCCTCGCCTGCGCCGCGCTTGGCTCATCCGCGCTGACGGCGGTAGTCAATGCCATCGTCAGCGCGGTTCAGAAAAAGCGCGGCAAGGCCACAACGCAGGAGGCGCATCTAGCCGAGATCGACAAAAAGCTCGGGAAAATGCAGGAGCATCAGGACGAGCAGTATCTGGCAATCCTCCGCCTTACGATCATGAGCGAGGAAATGCCAATGGCTGAACGTCTGATTGCCGGGCAGAAATACGTAAAGCTGGGCGGAAACGGCGACGTGAAAAAATTCCTGCACCAGCTGGAGGCGCAATGCGGGCACAGCAATGGAGTTTAGCAAGAAATGGCTGATTTGCAGCGCGCTCGTCAGTCTCGCACTCATTATCGCCTGCGTGGCAGGCGCAGACCTGACGGAGATCACGCTTGCGGTGCTGGCTGAAACAACGGCCTCCAGCGGCTTTTACCTCTGGAAGGCCAAAAATGAGAACCGCGCGAAGTACGCGCAGAAGTACATGGATAAATGGGCCGAGAAATACGGCCCGGAAGCGGCAGCACGCATCGCAGAGATCGTGCTGAAAGATTGAAAGGAGCATACATATGGACTACACACAGATCATCTCGGCAGTGATCGCGCTCATCAGCGCGCTCGTTTCGGCATTTTTGATTCCGTGGCTCAAAACCAAGATTGATGCGGACAAGCTGCAAACGCTCCGCACTTACGTTGAGATCGGCGTAAAAGCGGCGGAGCAGCTGTATACCGCGACGGACGGCGCGGCGAAAAAAGCGTATGTTGTGAACTTCCTCGCCGAGAAGGGCATTCAATTTGATGTGGAAACGATCGATAAGCTGATCGAGGCCGCCGTGCTGCAGCTGCACCACGAGTTGTACGGGAGTGAGCGGGTATGAGTATCAAAATTGGACAGGCCAGTCTTGGAGAAAACGGAGGCCGCAACCAGCAGCCAGGCAACCAGAACGGGCGGGAGCTGAATATCTCCAGCTGGTACAATGGCCGCTGGCTCGGCGTCCTGCGCTACAAGAGCCGCAAAAAGGCCGAGCTGGCCGCGCAGACGTGCGAGGCGGCCATTAAGAACCGGAACATCGGTTACGATATGGACGACAGGAACACGGCGTATGAGGCAGCCAGAACCGTCGGGTGGGACGTGAGCAGGATCGCAAAGCCTGTGGAGACGGACTGCTCCGCGCTCATGATGCTCTGCGCTGTGGCCGCAGGCTGCGCGTCGGTCGAAGCGCTCTACCGTCAGCAGGGCAACAGCTGCACAACCTACTGTATGCTGCACGATTGGCCCGCAACGGGAGACTTCGAGCTGCTGATCGGCAGCAAGTATCTGATGACGGACGCCAATCTCCTGCGCGGGGACGTACTGGTAAGCTCGGGCCATACCGTGATGGCCCTCGAAGATGGAAAAAATGCAGAGGAGGAAACCGAAATGGTAGAAAAGAGCAAGATCATCGTGGACGGCAAGGAAGTCGCCGTCGAACGCATCCTGAAGAACGGTACGAACTACGTCAAGGTGCGCGATATCGCCGCCGCGCTGGATCTCGAAGTCAGCAACAAGGGCAATATCGCTGTGCTGAATCACAAGGAAAAGTAAGCCCCGCCCGTCGGCGGGCCGAAGGGAGTGACGAAAGCATAACTGCGCGGCTGGCTCTGCCGAAGGAGCTGGAATACCTCACGCGCAGCGACTGGGAGCGCGTCGCTGACGAGGGCTTATTGGATGAGATCGATCAGCAGATCGTGAATCTTTATATCGTGCGCAGGCTCCCGCAGCTGGACGCGGCCGGTGAAATCGGCATCGACCGCAAGACCATCTCCCGCCGCCTGCCGCACATCTACAACACCGCCCGCCGTCTGACAGGAGCATAACGCAAAGCACCCGTGGGATTCGTCCCACGGGTGCTTTTGTATCAGGCCAGCAGTTATCCTACGGGCTTATTTTGTTGCATGAGCGCGTCCCAGCGGGCCCAGAGTTCGCGGTTGCAAGGTTCGCCGTGCAGCGAATCGAGGATATCAGCGACTTCTGCCCGGCTTTGATAGTACAGGACGCACGTTTCGCCGGTCTGCGTGCGCCGAAATTGCAGCTTTTTCGGCCCTGCCGGAAAATACGAGGATACTTGCGTTAAAAGCTCAGGCTGCCCGTAAACCCGCAGCCGTGGTGTCCTGGTGGACTTGCCACGTACCTTGTGCGGCCAGAGATCAAGGCAAGCTTGCAGCTCCACCACACCGCGGCAAAATCCCTGCCAATCAGTCACGTCGGCGAGGGACGGGAGAAGATGCACCTTCGCGGATTTCACAACCCAAAAGTCTCTCTTCCCGTCTGCGCGGTGCTGGAGGTATGGCGCGGTTGGGAAAAGCTCGGCAACCGCGTCGACGTACCAGCGATCAATGCAGCGCACAAGGAACTTGCCGCAGGTATCAACGCCGAGCAGCATGAGGATCGCTTGCTGATATCCAGTCATCTTCGATGCCTCTCAAATTCTATTTTATTGATTGCTCAAGGCTAAAATCTCGGCTGCCATTGCGGCCACATACGGCGGGCAGGCGCGGTCGCCGAGGCACCAGTGCTGCACAGTGCGCAAAGGAACATCGAAATACTGCGCAAAGCCAGCTTGCGTCATCCTGTATTTCTTGATCAACTCCGGGATTGCGCAGTGCTTCCCGTCCCAGATCCCGCCGAGGAGCGCCAGCCGCTCCGCCGGAATCTCTTCGTCTTCGGCATCGCCCCAGACGCTGGACAGTGCCATATCGGAGATGTAGGCGTCGCGGTCGATGTATGCGCCGGTTTCGGCGTAGAGGACGGAGCGGATAAATGGGGTGAGTTTCATGTGGGTTCCTCCTTTTGATTCTTTCTTTTTTCGGCGTCAATGGAGAGAAGTTCATCTGCCATAGAAAGCACGTACGTCGGGCATCTGCGCTCCCCTGAGCACCATCTGCTAATGAGAGCTGAGCTGATACAAAAACGGCGCGCGAAATCAGCTTGTGTGATGCTGTGCTTTTTCAGCAATGTGCAAAATGCATCTAAATCGAGCAAAGAATCATCAACACGCGGCGATCTCTTTAGAGCGGCGCAAGCAGGGCAGTATCTCTGCCCCGTAGCAGTCAGAATGAACGATTCACCGCAGCGCTTACAGGTTGCGGCGCTTCCAATGTGGCGAAGCTCTCCACGGCCCCATTGGCTGCGTGCGCAGGATGGGCAAAATTTCTGATTTCCTCCGGTTGTTGTGTATTCAGATCCGCAGCGCTCACAAATAGCCGCAGACCCGATTTTTCTAGAAGTTCCAGCGGCCTTTCGATGAAAACTGGCGGTGGCGGCCTCGCGTCTGCGAATTGACGAACAGGCCAAACAATATTTCTGGCGCGTACCTGTCACGGTGTACTCATTGCCGCACATCTCGCAAATGGCGGTGGTTCCGATTTCTCCCTTCATCTCAGAAGCAGTACGCGCTGATGGGCTGGCCGTCGATGCGGACGGTGGCGAGCGTATCGTCGCTGAAATCGGGATAGTCAGCGTCTTCGATGCTGTCCGCCAACTCGTCCAGCGTGTAGCCAAAGTACACGCAAAATGCGTCGCCCAGGCAGGCGTCCATATCGCGGCAGAGGATCGCGTCCTGTACTTCCGTGTCGCCAGCCTCGGTGGCAACGGCAGTGCAAGCAATGAGTTCGTAACGGTTGTTGATGATCTTGGTTTCCATGTTTATGTACCTCCCGGCTTTCGCCTTGTTTTATCTTATGGTCTTATTATACGTCCATTGGGCGCAAAAGTCAAGAGGGAAATGCAAAAAAATATAAAAAAATTGGTACACAAATGCCCCATAAATGTCCCCCAGAAAAAGCGCGGAGCCGGTAGACTGAGGATAGGAGCTGGCCAGCTTACTTATTTTTACCGGAGGTATTTTTTATGGAATACGCAAGCAAGGGACTCGCGGGGACTGCGCTGGGCTTTGGCATCGGCGGTGCCGCACTGGGACTGGCGAACGGCGGACTCGGTAATCTGCTGGGCGGCCTCAACCAGAACAAGAGATCGGAAGCCGCTGACGTAGCCGCAGCGGTTACGCCTGCCATGACGGTCGCGGCCATGCTCGCCGCGCGGCAGCAGGAGCCGACGTGCAGCGAGAACATGCCGGTCACGCGCTATGATCTCGAACGGGAGCAGCAGCTGGCCGCGAAGGACAGCGAGATCGCGCTCCTGAAGGCCAACACCTACAACGATCAGAAAATGCTGGAGATGTACGGTTATATCGACGGGCAGCTCAAGGACGTCCGTGAGGCGCTGTGCAAGCAGGCCGTCCACAACCAGCGCACCGAGGACAGCTTTACGCTCGTAAAGCAGGACGTTGATTGCGTCCGCAAGGAGGCGCTCAGCGCGGTAAAGATGGAGGCCGAACGCCGCTGCTGCGGCGACAACGCCCTGAAAACCTACGTCAACGCGACGTTTTACCCCAAGCAGGTCGCCGACGTCACCACCGGAACCGCAACGTCGCCCCAGACGCTCTACGATCCGCTCCCGAAGTGCTGCGGCTGCTGCAACAACTAAGCCAAAGGGGCGGCAATAGCCGCCCCATCCTTAAAGGAGGGAATCTGCGATGACAGTGACGATAGATCAGGCCATGCGCG